GTCAAAGTTTTAGACTTTGATAGGAGAATAAAAGAAGAAGATTACTTTACTCCACAAGTATCAACAGATGCTTTAGTAAAATACCCAAATGCAAATGATGAAACTAAAATACTTAGTGAAGATACAGTAAAGTTTATAAAACAGTTAGAACAAACTAATGACATGATTAAAAATCTTGGTGTTATGAAGGAGAAACTTACAGCACATATCATGGAAGAAATGGGTAACGCTTCTATTGGTAGAACTGGTGATTATATTGTGAATTGGAAAATGCGAAAGTATAAAGCGCAACCTGAAAAGATAGTGCCACCAAAAGATGCTTATGAAATTAGAAGTAAAACACTAACGATCAAAAAGGGCAAATAGGTATATGAGAGTATTTAGGTGTATTGGAGAGTTTACCCTTTGCCCTTATGTTGATTATAGGAGAAATAAAAGAAAGTATTAATGTAATATGGTAATAAAGTTGTATTAATATTAATATTTATATGGAGAGTTTATATGGAAGATAAATACAAAAAAGCACTATGGATTCCAACTGATCTACATATTGAGATCAAGGTATTTGCTGCAAAGAATAATTTAAGTATAGAATCTGCTACACAATTATTATTAAAATTAGGTATTTGTACTTATAAAAAGGAGAATGTTTGTGAGTCAGAATAAAGAAGCTGTAGAAAAAAGAAGGCAAGAGTTACAGCAAGAAAAGTTAGATAAACAAATTAAATACTATTACTTTCAAAGGGGTGCTGGTGAACATTATAGAGAAATAGCATATATGAGTGGCAAAACAGTCAGGACTGATTATGGTGAACTCTAGAAACAAGGGTGCTGCATTTGAAAGATTTATAGTTAATAAAATTAATGCTTATTTAGAATCTACAGGAAGAGAGCAAAGAGTAAAAAGAAACTTAGAGCAATATCAACAAAAGGGACAAGCAGATATTTACTTAGATAATATTGCCATTGAGTGTAAAAGATACAAAACAGGTCAAACAAATATGCCTAGAAATAATTGGTGGACACAAGCGTTAGAAGCTGCTGGTGATAAATACATACCAATTTTAATATGGAAGTATGATAGAAAACCAATTCAAGCCATAATACCTGCATGGTTAATGACAAATGTACCTAAATCAAACAAGGTTACTTTAATGTGTCCATTGACTGATATATGCGAGAACATGGATGAAATCATACAAAAGGCTAATGGATGTTAAAAGTTTTATGTTAGAAGAAGAGTTTGAAGCGTATTGCAGACAACGATTTGATAGCATAAATGTTGCTTGTGATTTTTTAGGAATCATAAATGACGAAGATTATGTTAGCTTCAGGGAAAGAAATTACTCTTTTTTAGAAGCTGATTTTTTAAACAGTATTGATAAAACAATACATTAATAAGGAGAGTATATATGGATATATTAGGTGGTATGAGTAGTGGTGGCGATTCACCATTTCTTAAATTCAAAACAGCAGATCAGCAATTTTATCTTGGTGAAAATCCTATTGAATTTCAATATTTACAACTTGATCCAGCTACATTTCTAAGTGGATGGGGTATATATTATATGAGTACAGGTTATGATTTTGTTTGGGATAAAAAATTTGGAGTGCCTGAAGATAGACCTGTTTCGACTGATCCAAAAAAAGAATATAAAAGAGCTTTTTCAGCATGGGTATTACCACAAGGATCATCAAAACCTCTGTTGTGGCAAAATATGTCTTACGCTGAAACACAAGCATTTAATAAAATACTTGGTTTATTTTGGAATGAAAAAGATGCAAACGCCGATCTACTACCAGTTGTAAAGTTTGTTGGCTCAAAAAAAATACAAGTTGGTATGGGACAATCAAGTGAGCTTAGTTTTGAGTTTGCTAAATTTGCACCAAGAGCAGAAGAGTTTGTTATACCAAGTTGGTACTTTGATGATGATATTTCAGATGTAAAAGGTAATGATGGTTTAGCTGATTTAGTTGATAAACAAATTAATGAAAGTAATGATCTTACAGATGATGATATTCCTTTTTGATGCAGAATATAGATTGGCAAAAGATTGCACCTGAAGTAGCAAGAGAACTATTAGGAGAGCCTAAAACTACTACATCCAAAGAATACAGATGGGGTAATAAGGGTTCTCTTGTTCTAAATCTTGATGATGCTACATGGTATGACTTTGAAAATGATACTGGTGGTGGTATTGTTGATCTTATAAAACATTTAAACCAAGATGTTTCAGCAATATTAAAACAATATGGTTATGACTTAGCACTACACAATCATAATTACTCCTTGTTAAATGGAACGCCCCCTAGAGTTCCTATTAACAGTAGTGTTAAGTCATTCTCTAGGGAACAAATGATTGAACTATATAGACAAGCAAGTATTAAAGTTAAATATGCTGATAACTTTATAGTTCTAAGATTTCCTGAAGGTCATTATATAAAACAAAAATATGCACCATTTACTCTAAATACAGATGGCTCATGGTCTATGAAAAGACCTGAAGGTACACTACCTATTTATATTGAAGAAAAACATTTAGATAAACCAGTAATAGTTAATGAGGGTGAAAAGGCATTACTAGGATGCCAACAGATTTATGACTACGATTCATGTACTTGGCATGGTGGAGTCAATGCTTGGGATAAAGCAGACTGGTCTAAGATATATAATAGAGAGGTTTATATATTTCCTGATAACGATGAAGCTGGTAAAAAGTGTGCTACAGAAATATCTAGGCACTTAAAACAAAATGGATGCAAGGTTAGTATTACAAATCCACCAAAGGAGTTTGCAGAAAAAGATGATTTATATGATGCTTATACTAACAACTTCTTTGGTTCTTCAGATGATCTAATTACATACATAAAACAAAATAATTTAAAACCACCAAGAGGTTCTTTATATTTTCAAACTGTAAATCAGATTATGGATAACCTTACTGAACCTGACTGGATGGTTGATAGGATATGCGAGAGAGGTACAGTTATGTCTATATTTGGATCACCTAAATCAGGTAAATCATTTTTAGCTATTGCTATGGCGTGTGCTGTAAGTTCAGGTAAAGATTTTTATGGTTTTAGTACAGCACCATCTACTGTTCTATATTTAGCTGGTGAAGGATTTATTGGTGTAGGTCGTAGGGTAAAAGCGTATGAAGAGTTCTATAATATAAATATTAGTGATAAACCATTATTAGTTTCTAATAGAGGTTCAAGAATAGGTGATGATGAAGAGTTTGGTATGTTGCAGAATGTTTGTAGAGATTTAGAAGTAGATCATGGAAATATAGGAATGATAATTATTGATACATTAGCTAGAAACTATGGATTAAATGAGAACTCTACAGAGGATATGAATAAGTTTATTCAGCGAGTAGATGAACTTAAAGAAGAATTTAATGCAACTATTGTTATCGTGCATCATACAGGTCATGGTAGTAATGGTAGGGCAAGAGGTAGCTCTGTATTACCAGCAGCACTAGATTATGAGTTTAGAGTAGATAGAGATAAGAACAGCGATGATAAGGCTATGCTTGTTACTGTTAAGCAAACATTAGTCAAAGATGGTACTCCAATAGATGATCTATACTTTCAGTTCAAAGAACAAACATTGTATGGTTATAAAGGTGTTACATCAGGTGTATTAGCTATAACAGATGAATCACCAAAGAAACTAGGACTTACAAGAGCTAGAGAAGAAACAATAAAAGCAATAGAAGATTATCAAAAGGAAAAAGAACCTAATGATCCAGTAAGTGTTTGGGTAAAGTTCACTATACTAAAAGCAAGAATGGACATATCAGATAGTGCATTGAAATCACGATTAGCTGATCTAAAAGACATGGAATTAGTGCATTATAAAGAGGGTTATGGTTATCAGGCTAAATCTTTTGATAGTGAGGTATTTTGACATGGTTGGTTTTTGGTCGTTTTTTGGTTGGTTTTTGGTTGGGTTTTTTGGCAAAATCAATAGAAAGATGGTTGGTTTGGTTTGTATTTCTAATACAACCAACCACCAACCAACTATGATTACAGTATTATGAACCAACCAAATACATATTTAGATAATCAGTTAAGAGATAAG